TCTTTTCAACCCAAAGTTTTGATTTGTAGTTGACAAATATTTTTGAATCATACGATTCGTAACACGCCCGCGATATGTTTTTGCAACTTGTGTCGAAATATTCACAATTAAAATACTTTTCCAACGCAATAAAATAAAGTTTATGTTCGTCACGGTCGCATTTTGGAATTTTGACGATTGATTTTAAACCGTCCCCACTTGGTGAAGTAAAAACCGCCATTGTATGAACGTCTTTTTCCAATTTCTTGCGCCATTGTTTGAATGTTTTTTCATCCGTGAAACCGTCGAAATCGAGCGCAATTAATCCGGAATGTTCAACAATTGAATTGTCGTTTCTTGCTGAAAACGTTCCCGCAAATAAATAGCACGGAAGTTGTTGTTTTAATTTGTTCTTTTCGTCTTTTGTTTCAACGGACCGTATTTTTTCAAGTAGTATTTTTGAAGAACCGTTTTTAATTCGGCTGAATGCTTTTTCAACCGGTATTTGAAAGTCACCCGCTTTCGGATTGAATAGTGACTTGTAACAAGTTATTTTCATAGTGTGTTAAAAAAGTTGTGTTTTTTTAAAATTATATAATTTCGGCGGTCTTTTGGCGATTGTTGGCGGATTTTTGTTTTTCAATCCGCCTTTGTTAAAACCTTAGTGTTTATTATGCTTTTATAGTCTTTTATTCTATTTTTCCTTTATTTTGGCGGATTAAATTACTAATAAATAAATAAAAGAATAATAATATAAAAATATGAAATAAGTTGAACGGTTTTTGTTCGCCTTTACGCCTTCAAATTGTCTTTTCAGTCAACAAACATGATTCGACAAGTTCCAGGATGTGAAGTAATTCATCGTTGAAACCCTTTTTCGCTTCGTTTACGCGTCGAACCGACGCAATGACGGTTGAATGGTCACGGTCGAAAATTTCGCCGGTCTTGTGCATTGTTAAGGATGTATATTTTTGTATTAAATAGACCGCGACTTGTCGAACATAAACAACTTGCCGAAGGCGTGTTTTTGATTTTAATTGAATGATACTGATTCCAGTAACAACAACGGCGGTTTGAATAATATCGGTATATCTGAAAATTTTCGGATAATTTCCGTTTTTTTCTTCAATTTCGTCGGCTATGGATTTAAAAAGTTCGTTCATTGAAAATTCTTTTTTGTTTAGGTGTTGAATAGCATTCCAAACAAGTTCTTTATTAATTTGCATTTTTTTCGATTAGTGTTTTTAGGTTAATTTTTTAATCCAGGCGGTTGCGCATTTTTGACAAGTTGTTCCGTTGTGATTCAATTTGTTCCCGCAAATTTCACAAACGAATTGCGGGAACATAGACAATTGAATTTTTATTTTATTAGACAATTTTAAAACGTGTCAATAATTGCGGTTTCGTTATCGCTTAATTTATCGATAAACTTCAAAAGTTTTATTTCAAAATCTTCCAACTGGTCCGCGTGTTCTTCGCGTGTTATCTTAATTAAATGAAACGGACGCACTTCAAAACGCGGATCATACGAAACAAAATAAACCGTGTCGATTGTGTCGCAAATTGTGAAATAATGATAAACTTGATATTTGTATTCATTCGGAATTCTATTTGTCCGAATATATTCAACGTGTTTTTTTGTTGATGGACATTTCACTTCAACCCCGGACAACGGAACCCCGGAACCGTCCAAAATTAAACCGTCCGGCGATAGGTGACAACCTGGATAATTTTCATTTGTAACAAGTCCGAATGTGTCAACTTTGAAATCGGTTCGGTCTTCGAATTCACTAATTGCAAACGGTTCCAAATCAATCCCGCGTTGCATTGCGTCATTGACATAATTTTCTTGAATCAATTCGGTGTGTTTTTCCGCAATTAGTTCGTCAATTAATGGAAGGTTGTTTTTTGCCATTATACTTTTAACCCTTGTCCCACCGATTGAACCTTTGCGGATTTGTTTCCATTCTTCGGTTCTTTGTTCTAAATCTTTAATTAAGTTCATTTTTCATTGTGTTTTTTGTGTTGATAATTGTTTTGTTTTGTTGTTCGGCTTTTGAAAGTGACTTCCAAATTGATTGAAGGTCCGCAATGTCCAACGCGCCTTTTAAACTTGCAACCGCTTGTTTTGAATCAACCTTTGTTTTTGGTTTTATTTGTCGAATTCTTAATGCGTCGGTTGTTTCACCAAACGCGGAAACTTTTTCCGTTCCCAAAAGAATCTTTTTGCCGGTCCATTCTTCAATGTACGGCGTTCCATGAACCGTTGTGATTGTCTTCGCGTTTGTCTTGTTGCAAATCATTCCCTTGTCAAGTTCTTCGAAGTAAATAACCATACAAGATTCATCGCGCCCGGATTGACCTTTGACCATTTCGTTTTGAACCTTTGAAATTGTTAATTCAAGGTCTTCGTCTTCGATTGAATACCCGCCTAAATAGGTATAATCAAAATTGTTTTTCCAATGTGTTTTTGATTCCATTTTTAATTGTGTTTTTAAAAGTTAATACTAAATTATAAAAGTTTTCAACATATCAAAATTGTTCATTAAAGTTTTATTTCAGATCCGTCCGACTTTCGAACAAATATTTCCGAATCGCATAAATCACAAAATTTTTGAAATTCGGTAAATTTTAAACTTTTCATCCGAACCGCCCTATGAAACGCGGTTGAATGGTTTCGAAGTTTTCGCGCGACCGAATGAACTGAATTTGGTTCCGCGATTTGTTTCAATTGATTTTTCATTTTGTTTGTGTTTGTGGTGTTTACCTGGTTATGAATAACAATTCCAAAACTTTTTTATATCTGTTTTGAAGTCTTGTTAATGTTGCCTTTTTTATTTGCCAATTATGAAACCGGATTTTTGAAGATGCAATAAAACCTTGTTGTTTGTTCCAATCGATTGCGTTGTAATATTGTTTAACTTGGTTTTGATAAAAATCAACCGCGTGCGCAATGTCTTCCAACAAATTAATTGTCGCAACTTTTTGCGGATTTGAATAATAATATTTTCGTAATGCTTCGACGCGTTTTTCAATGTCGTTTTTTATTGCTTCCATTTTTTTTAATTGTGTTTAAAGTGATTCATTAATATATTCGATACATTCTTCCAAATATTCCAACGCGGTTTTGTTATCAATTAAACGTTCGCGCAATTCGAAACGGTACGGATAAACATTCCAAATTTTGACGTGTTCATTGTTTCGAAGTTTAATTTCAAGTTCATCAATGTTTTGTTGTCTTTTTTCTTGATAATTCATTTTTGATTTTTTTTAAAAAGTCCTTTAATTTTCAAACACGATTTTTCAATATAAAATAAAGTTGTTGTAAAAATTGTCAATAATATCAATAAAAAGAAAAATAAATTTTCGTTTTTTATTTTGAACCGCTTGTCTTTCATTTGTTTTTTGATAAAGATATATTTTTTTTAATCACTAAACAAATACGTTCACTAATTATTTTAAATTAAAAAAGGGAAAACCCGAAGGAATTCCCCTAAAAAACACAACTTTTCCGAATGGAAAACGGAAAAGATTTCTTTAATCTTTTATGATTTCAATTGCTTGTTCCGAATCTATTAATCCTTTTTTTACAAGATATACAACCGCAACAATTTGAACAACACGAACAATTAATTTTGCAATTTTGCGTTCTTTTGCGTTTGTTGTTACCTTCGAAATCATTGGATCAAGTTTCGGAACCAAATTTAAAATTTTCTTTATCATAATAATTGACTTCAATTTCTTATTTCAAAATGTGGACGGTCCAACCATGAAGACCAATTTCCGCCCCAATTTAATCGAACTCCTTCTTTGTTCGACGCTTCCAACATACAAACGGCAACTTTGTGAAATAAAAGTTCTTTTTCTGATTCTTCCAGGTTATAAAAGTTTTTCCCTTTTATGTATGGAATAACATCCACGGCGCGCCCGCTTTGATGAAATGATTTCTTTTCGTATCCGTCGCATTTCGAAAAACCATTTTCAAAAAGTTTGTTTTGTCGGTCTGCGGTCCTTAGTCCACCGAATTGTGGAATTGTCAAATCAATCCCGTCTTTTTTCTTTGATGAAATTCTTAACGCGCGAAACAAAACTTTAATCAAACGTTCATCAAGTCCGTTCATTCGTTTTAAACTTGTTTTTCCCCAATGATAATTTTTTGACATTGTGTTTTTTTTAAAGTTATTTTAAAACGTATTTTTTAACGAATTTTCAATAGTAACATTTTAAAAAACTTTTAAACAATAGCGAATTAACTTGTAAATAATAAAAACTAGATAACATAAAAAAACAAATATTTTAAAAAATTTGAATGTCTTTTTATAACATTTTTTTTCAGCGCATAAAGTGTTTTTTTTCATACGCCAAAAAAATCATTTGTTTTTCTTCCGATTACAAAATTTTATTATTGGAATACAACCGGCGATTGTTGAAATTAACAAAGAAAAAATCGTCATTATTTTTTGAATGGAATCAACCGTTGTTGCGCTTGAATCACTTGAATTAATAATTTGAATCAACGTTTCTTGTTCCGGTAGCGAATCCAGGCCGATAAAAGTTCCGGTAAAACTAATAAACACAAGAATAAAATCGCCAACGACATCGCCAAAAAAATTGTTTTCCATTTTTTTATAAATGATTTTCACAAATATAAAATTTTCAATGTTAAAATAAATTATTTTTTTTTAATATATACAAAAAAGTTTTAATAAAAACCAAATTTTAACAATTAGTTTTTACAAAATTTTGATTATAATCTTTATAGTTCAATTGTAACGGCGCGAAACTTGTCGTGTCCTTGTATTCAATAGAATCCATTGAATCAAAAACAACTTGTTTTTGAATGTATGTGTTTTTATGGTTGTTCAAATTATAATCCGTAAAAAACAATTCATTTGCGAAATTGTGATATTCAATTATTATATCCGTAATACAATCCGGAACATGCATTGTTTGACAAACGTATGAATTTATTAATTCGGATCGAACTTGTCTTGAATCCCGGTTTGCATAAAGAACAAATTCTTGTTCGTATTCCGTTTGCCGGTTTCCAAAAAATCCGCGAATTCTTAAACCGTCTAACCAATTAAGATTTTTATAATCAAAATCGCGGTGACGAAGAAAACCATTTTGAATCGATTGAATTCGGAATGTTCCGTTTGCTTTTTCTTGCGTGTATTCATCAAGCGTAAAAGGAATTGAAAAAGTTGTTGTATTTCCAGTTAAAAAAGTTGATTCGACTTTCAAACGATAAACGCCCGCGCCTTGTAAAGTTATAACTTTTTGCCATTGAATTTGAATTCCTTTGTAGTTTGGATAATCGCCAAACGTTCCGAAATCGTAATAAATTCCGTAATCGTCATTGACAATTGCAATGTCGGTTGTTCCATTTTTTTGAAGTGTTAACGTGATTGATTCGGAAGAAAAATTTCTTTTAAATAAAAACGAATTAATATCATTTTTCCAAACGTCATTTGAAGTTGTCGACGCTAAAACCGGCGAATGATAACAACAAACATCCAACGCGCTTGAAATAATTGATTGTGCGAGTTGTGGCGTTGTTGGGACAACACAAAGTGATTGCGTGACAATCGGATCGTCACCCAATGCGCCACCAATTGAACCAATTCCGAAATCAACCCAACCCGCCGAACCACCGGACAAAAACGCCCATTCTTTTGCGCTTATTGGCGCACCTGGTGAAGCCGGAAGAACGTCTTGGTATGTATAATTAAAAACGCCCGTTGATGCGTTGTAAGTGTATAAATGTCTAATGTCTGCAATTGCAACCGCGCCGGAAGTTTGATTTTGAACTTGGATAATTAATTCAAAATTTTGTGTTTCGTCAAAGTTTACAAAAAACGCCCCGTTTGAACTTGATCCGGTTGAACCGCCGGACGGAATGTCATTGATTGGAACCGCAATTTTATCAAACCCAAATCCAAAACTTTCGATTCCGTAAAGATTGGAAGAATTCGAAGCCAAAAAAGAACCCCGGTTTTTTGTGTTCACAATATTGTCATAAGTTCCGGATAAATTTGAAAAAAAAGGATTCCAGGAATCCGAAACGCCGGACAATTCGCACGCGTCGATTTGTGTTCCGTTATCCGTACAATCCGAAAATTCCCAATTTGTGAACGGTACTTGATAAACGTTTGTTGTTTCTGAATTGTAAGCGGTCGTTAATTGTTCAACTCCGGCAACTTTTAAAGAAAAAATTTTACAAAGATATTGATTTCCATTGTTGACAATAGATTCCGAAAATAAATTTTTCAAATAAAAATATCCTTTTGTCATTTTCTTGTTTTTTACATTAACATGAAGAAATCCGCCCCGGTTGTGTCCGCTGAACTTGTCCCCAATATTTCAACACGGTCATTTGTAACGCTTCCAAATGTCGAAGTTGTGCGAATACTAATCGAACCCGCATCATGTCCGGAATCGCTTGAAATTGCACCCGTTCCGACTTGTCTATTTGTGTTGTGTGTTGCAAACGTTCGGTTTGAACCTTGCGGAATCTGAATTGTCGAAATTGCATTGATTGAACACGCCGTCGCAATTATCAACGAATCTTGCGAAACGGTCAAACTTTGCGTGTTTGGTGTTGATTGTCCGCCCGTTTTTAAATCGTTTCCAATTCCATCCGAACCGGTAAAAGAACGCGAATGAATTGAAATTGGATTCCAAACCGAATTGTTAAAATTAATTCGCAAAGTGTTGTTTCCCGTTGGCGGATTAACTAAATAAAAAAAAGCCATTCTTTGCGATAGTCCGCCCCGGCTAATTGTGTATAATTGTGTCATTGAAACGCCACCGTAATTGCAACCGGTATACGAACGAACGTTCGACATCGTCAATTGAATAACCAACAAACCGCCCGCCCCCGTGTTTTGGTTGTGCGTAAATTGATAAAAATTTGCCCCTGGTGTTGGGTTTGCGCTGACCGTATTTCCTTTAATTGGAACCGCCATTTTTTAAAGTTCGTTAAAATTTGAAACCGCCTTCAATCCTAAATCGTCAACATTATCAACAACCGTTCTTGCTTCATACACAACCGAAGTTGTTTCAAAAAATGTTGAAACGCTTACTTCACCAATGTTTAATTTTGTTCGGTTTTCACCTAAAAATTTCCCAAGTGTTGAATCGTAATCCTCATTGATTTGGTTGACAATAGATTCATCAGTTGTTGTTCCATAATCGGAATAATTCAAATTGTCCGTTCCTTCTAATTCTATTTTCGAAATAATATAATACATTTTAGGCTTGTTCTTTAATTGCGACAACATCCCATTTTGTTGCGGTTGCGTTGTATATTAAACCAATATAAACGGTTTTGTTCGCGGTTGTTGTTGTTGGTAATGTGACGCCAATTTCTTGAAATATTGCGTTCCATGTCAACCCGCGCCCGGTTCCGTCATCGGTTATTCTTAAAACTAATTTTAAACCATTTGAAGGCGTTCCCGTTGGCGCGTTGATTGTTAACGCTGAAGACAAAGCCGTAATTGTTTCTTGTTCAACTTCGTCAATGTTCGGCGTTAATGTTGCCGAACTTGAAACCGTGTTGTCAATTGGCGCAACAATCGTTTTTCTTTTTATGCTT